TGAATTCCTTCAGTCACTATTTTCATGCGCCACTCATGAACTTCTTCCATTCTATTGCAGACTTGATATCCCATCCTCGTCTTCCAATAGACTGTAATATGGATTCGATATACTTCACCTTTTCTTTGAGATAATGGATACGAGCCTCCATACGGAGAAGATCCTTATCCGATTCAAGGTAAACATCTATATCTGTGCGAAGAATCTTTAGACCAAATGGTTGCCACCCCCTTTCATCAAGGGTTTCTTGATCCATCTTGCCGAGATAATATTCCCACTTAAGGCGACGAAGTTCTTTTTGTTCTATAGTTGCCTTATGCAGAGATAGAGACTCGTCGTGTAGCAAGTTGAGATACTTGCTATGCAGTTGAGGTGACTTCAGAGATTCAAGGTCTAGATTCAGGTCATCGATTTTCATGTCCTGATCGACCATCTTTTTGATTGTTTCGATATCCATGATGAATAAGATAACACTGAAAACTATGATGTCAAGTTACAGATTCAAGTTCAAATGATTCGAATGTGAATGTTGCACTGATTTGAACTGGTTCGGGTTCGGTTAATGCAACATTCAAATCAAATCCATCGATACTCACGGGAAAAAGATTCTTGAAAACAAATCTCTTATATGGATTTTTTGCGCTGTTCAAGCAATGGATTGTTGCTTCTGAATAATAGTTGTTCTCGTTGGTATAAACATCGTTGAAGTCTTCGAATGGAACAATTCCACGCATCCATCTGTATATTTCGTACCAGTTTGCAAAATCCTCGTCCACCTCAAACGACACCCTCAACTGATCAAATTGAACAGATGAACCTGGCACATGATGCGTTAGTAGTCTGTTTGGAATTGATATTTCACCAACAGTTATGGATGGGATGTTCACTGATGTACACCAAAATGTGACATTCGGAATACGAGTGAATGTCATCTTAAAGTTGGTACTCTGAAACGCATTTACATTTACTGGTTGTCTCAGCAATGCGTTGTAACTTGTGCCTTCATCATTGATGGCAGCAGCATTGACTTGTGATAGATCGTATTCTTCGCTCATGTCAATATGTATTCCTTAAAAAGAACATCGGGGGGATTTCTCCCCCCGACTTCTATTATCTATCTGTCAGTCAACTATCAGGTGCCAAGAACTGCATTTACACCGTGGAGGTTATCCACGCGGAAGATGCGGTAGTACATGTTTGCGCGAGTGTTGCTGGCGACGGTTGAATTGGTTGTGTTAACGAATGGATTCACTGCCATGCCGTAACGGGTCTTGAAGCCGATCTTTGGCTGGAAGGTTGCATCGTTGATTGCACGAACCATTTGGAGTGGGATGTATGGGCAGTAGAAGAGTCCTGCATCATATGGTGAGGTTCCCTTATATCCAACGCAGACGAAATCACGGGCTGATGTGTTTGTACCGACTCCAGAATATGGATCGACATAAACCTTGATCTTGCCATTAAGAACACCAACAAAGGTGTTGCCAGTATCATCAACGTCAAGGTTGACGTTGAGTGCTGGGCTGATGTTGAGGAAACCACCCATTGCGAGAGCAGAAGCGACATCAGCAGAGCAGATGACGAAGTTGCCCTTTCCACGGCGGGTATCCTTGGCGATCACATTGGCTTCACGCTCAATTTGGAACATGAGTCCACGGAACTTCTCAGCCGACCAACGACCATCGGAGTCGCGAATAAGGTCGTAAACTCCACCTGGAGTGGTGAGTGTGCCGCCACCGAAATCATAGGTATTACCCATGTAGAAGAGATCGTTCTGCTTTGCACCGAGTTTGGCTGTTGCGTAGATCGAACGAACGACTTCGCGGTTGATTTCAGCAAGAATTTCAGTGCTGAGAATATTTGCGAGTTCTGTTTCTGCATCAAGACCATGGATTGCCTTGAGATCTTGTGCGAGTTCGATTGTGTACTCTGCCTTGAGAGCGCGAGTATTTGCAACAACTGATGCACGATCAATGGTGAATGCCATGGTGTTGAAATCACCTGCGGTTCCGAGTTCACCAAGACCTTCACCGGCTTCGCGGCTCATTCCACCGAATGGCAACCAACCACCGGTTGCTGTGACTGAAGTTGTGCTTGCGATGCCGAATAGAGGATCGCCAACCAATACTGATTCTGGTGAACCACCAGAGTTTCCAGGACCAGCAGTGATACCAGAGAACTTAGTAAATGCTTCTCTGAACAATGCTTCTGGACCGGTACGGTTTAGATAGGTTGACTTCATTGCGAAGATCAAGCCTGTTGGTGAGGTCATTGGCTGAACCGATGCAACATCGTATGCCATGAGATTTGGCATTGAGCGACGGACGAGCGAGATGAGGATTGGATCATAGCCTGCAAGACCAGAAGATGCATTATAAGATAGTGCATTTCCTGTTACAGATAGACTATTTGCTACAGATGAATCTTCGCGAAGTGCTTGCTCTTGGTTCTCAAGAAGGATTGCAGTGACTGCGCGACGATAGTTGTCCTTGATTGGTGAGAGGCTGTTATGTTCCATAACAGGTTCCCACTTACGCTCAAGTTGTTCGACTAGTGTGAAAGTTCCCATTTCTATTTCTCCTATTAGTTTCTACAGGATTTACCTGTTCTTTAGACCTTTTCTTGCCAATGCAGACGTGTAGTGCTGCATGATTGGGTTTACTGTTGTTTCTTCTGCGATTTCTTGCTCATCGTCACCTGAATCAAGAATGATTTCTTCGATGAGGTTTTCGGTGACTGGTGCTGGTGCCTTGACGCGACGAGCATTTCCGAAGTATGATTCCTTGAGGACTGCCAACTTCTCTTCGAAGAGTTCCTCTGAATCAAACTCAATGCCTTCTGCAAGAGTGCGAAGTTTCTCGACTTGAGTGTCTGCTAAACCATCGCAGTATGATTCAAAGATATCATCGCAGCGAAGTGCAAGGATTTCCTTGCGGAGTTCCATGTTCTCTGCAACTTGCTCATTGACTTCGTCGCGGAGTTCTTCGTTCTCATCGGAGAGTTCGTCCATGAGGTCGATCTTCTCTTCTGGAACTTGGATGAAGTTTTGCTCAAAGAGTCCCTTCATACCATTGAGGAAGTTCTCTGCGATTTCAACCTTGATCTCGCTCTCAAGGACAAGGCGGTTTTCCTTGACCCATTCCTCAGCGATGTATGAGATGTAGTCATTGACGCGACCAGAGAGTTCATCAAGAATCTTCTCGGTGTTCTCTGCAATGGTTTGCTCATATGCTTCTTCAAGGCTATCAACGATTGCGTCATAACGCTCGTTAATTGCTGCTTCAAATACTGCAATTGCCTTGTTCTTGAAGTCTTCTGAGAGTTCTTCGCCATCGAACATGGCAACAAGGTGTTCCTTCATAGTGAAGTCAGTCTTGTCAGGAATCTTTGCCTTGCCCTTGAAGCCTTCCTTCGAAGCGATGGTTGCCTTATTCTGAGCAGACTTGTCCTCTGGAGCAGGGAACTTCTTGATCTTCCCGCCACCAAAGTCAACGTCATACTTTTCATCATCTATGGCAACTTCGTATTCTTCGGTGACATCTTCCTCTTCAGACTCATCGTCTTCAAAGTCTTCGTCATCGTCAAACTCTTCATCATCTTCGAAGTCTTCTTCATCTTCATCAAGGAGTTCCTCCTCGACTGGCTCTTCTTCGTCAATGGTATCGTCCTCGTCAACTTCGTTATCGGTGTCTTCAAGGATCTCTTCTTCTTCGTAGAACTCTTCTGGCTGAGGCATTAGAAATCTCCTTTGTCTTCCCTATGTATATTATTTAGAGTTTTGATATGAAGTCCTTGAAGACTTCTAACTTTGCTTCTTCTAGTTCTCTTGAACTAGCCTTCTTTATAACTTTTTGGTAGGAGGAAATGGTCTTCTCCTGTAGAATTCCATTATTCCAAACCCATTCCTTTCCTTCCATGATGCCGTTTACAAAGGCATTTGGAGCGGATGGATCTGCAACGATATCGACCGTGGCAAGACTGAAATCATCCTGAACTTCGTTGATTCCATTTACTTGCTTGAGCGAACCCATGCCACGGGATGAAACTCCAAGACGAACACCCTCATCAATAAGATTCTTTACGATGTTTCCAAATGGGGTGTCGAGGATCTTTGCCTTGCCATAAACAACCGTGCCATCCATGTTCATTTCCTTGATGATGTGTGAAACACGATCAAGGTTGAGGGATGGACCCTGTGGGTGTCCTAGTTCGCCAAGAGAACGGCTGCTTTTGATGTAGTTCTCATTGTACTTCTCAACCTCACGCTCCATGATGGATTGTGGGTAGACGCGACCATTCTTGTTCACTTGCTCGGATTCCATGAACACACCACGAATGTAGTAGTTCTTCTTTCCGTTGCCAGCATCCTCAGCAATGGTCTGAATATTTGTCTCGTTGTGTTCTGTAATCAGTAGCATGATTTTTTAGCCCTTCTTTTTCGAGCGGAGGAGTTTGAAATCTTTTGCGTCCAATTTACCATTCTTGTTCATATCAATTTTGTGTTGATTACCAATAAGGTTTTCATTGACATCTATATCGCCATAAATGCCTT